AGGCAATGCTCAGGGTATAAGAATTCAACATCAAAATGCAAAAAATAAAATAAATCCTTCAACCTATGTTAATATAGTTCCTGGAGACGAAAGAGAAGCAAAACTTTCTAATTGTCAATTATGGGTTGATTATGTATATCTTGATACAGATGAAAGAAGACGCTTCGCTCAAAAAAATCATGAATACTTAATCGATCAATTGCAATTTACAGCTACTGAAGAAATCCCTTTTGTAAACGATGTATCAAATCATACTTACAACTTAGGTTACAATCACCCTGTAAAAGAACTTATTTGGGTAGTCAGAGATGAAAATTATAGAGCTGTCAAAGGAATAGGTGAAAAAAATGGTTGGTTTAATTTTGGTTATAACACTTACTCTGCTACTCCAAGTGGAGACGCATCAACTGATACTTTTATAGCACCTACTCTTTATAGCGCAGACGCACCAGAAGGAACAAGAGGAACTGTTGCAAATGGTAGAAGTAGTGATTGGTTAGCAAATACTTATACTACTAAATTTATACTTAATGGACACGACCGTTTAGCTCCTCGTCCATCTAGTTATTATAGATTAGTACAACCTTATCAACATCATACTAAAGTCCCTGATGGTCATGTTTATAACTACAGTTTTAGTATTAAACCAGAAGAACATCAACCAAGTGGAACTCTTAATTTTTCAAGAATTGATTCTTCAGAAATGGCTTACAGTATTATAGGTCCACCAAGTGCACCTACAGGGAAAGACGGGGGTATGGCTGGTAATAATAGTCTTGAAGTTGGATTGACTCTTCATGTATTCGCTAGGAATTATAATGTACTAAGAGTTACTAGTGGTATGGGAGGTTTAGCTTTTGCTAATTAAGTATAAATAAAATATTTGTTTTTAGTATATGGATATTTGTAAACTAAATAGTTCAGGTTCTTTACAATATTATGTACAATTATTAATAGGTTCAATTATATGTGGTACAGGTTTTGTTACAAATAGTGAAACAACTGTTATAGGTAGTATGCTTATATCACCAATTGGTAGTCTTATTATGAAATTTGGAAAAGAAGGATTTAAAAGAAAAGGAAATGTTAGGTCTAAAGGACAGTTAATGGAATATAAATTATTAGCTATGTTTGTATTGCCAATTATAATAGGATTTTTATGTGGTTACATGTTTAAACAACCAGGTAGTACAGATGTTGTTGAAGGTAGAGGTAAAACTTTAGTTGACAATCCTAATTTATTGGTAGCTAGTGCTATTATAGCTGGTGCAGCTGGTATTCTATTCAATTGGGGAGATAAAATAACTATGGTAGGTATAGGTATTGCTACTGCTTTACTTCCTCCTTTAGTCGCTATGGGATATTCTCTAGGGAAAGAAGTAAAAGATAACAAAAAAGTATCTCTAGGTATTAATGATTCTATGGCTAGTGCAGGTTTATTCAGTATTAATTTTATGGCCTTGTATTTAAGTGTAATACTCTTCCAAAGAAAATGTTAAATATTAATTATTAATGAAGAAATTGTAATATATAAACTTTTCACACTTTTTAAAACTTAAAAGGTTTAAAACGTTTAAAAAAATATTGCTATATTGTAGAATGCCAAGAGGAGCCTTGATTGAATTAACAGCAAAAGGTCAACATGATCTTTATTTAACAGGGACACCTTCAATTACATTTTGGAAAACAGTTTATAGAAGACACACGTCATTTTCTATGGAATCTATAGAACAAGTTTTTGATAATGCAATAGATTTTGGAAGCAAAACAAGTTGTACTCTTAAGAGATCAGGAGACCTTATCAATAAAATATACTTCGTTTGTAAATTACCTATATTAGAAACAACTGATTTTTTTTCAGGAGATCCACAAGATCCTTATACTAAAACAAATGCATCAGATACAGATTATTTCTTCGACCCTTCATTTGATTATTGGATTTGGAGTAAAGTAATAACACCAATAGTACAATCAGCTGACACATGGGCTTTTGGAACTACTGATTTAGATAACTGGCCAGTAGAAGATACTATTTCATATACTTCAGCAGCTTGGACTGAGAATGTAGGAAATGCTCTTCTTGAAAAAATAGAACTTCAAATAGGAGATTCTATAATAGATACACATTACGGTGTTTGGCTAGATATATGGGGTGAACTTTCACAAAAAAAGAATATGAAAAAATCCCTTGAAAAAATTATAGGAACTAGTCAGAAAAGTGAACTACCGTATAACGGAAAGGAATCGAAAACTCTTTATGTCCCCCTTAGATTCTGGTTTAATGAAAATCCTGGATTAGCTTTACCTATAATAGCTCTAACATATAGCGAAATTAAACTTAATTTTAAACTTAAAAAATTGGAAGAATTAGTTATCGCAGTAGCTAAGAAAAAACTTTTACAATACAACGCTGACACTAAAGACCAATTTTCATGGTCTCAAAGAATAAAGAACCCAAAACCTGTTTCTCCTTTAATTAGTAGTTCTTCAGTTTATGATACATACAATATTATACAAGCTTATGAAGCTTCTACTGACACAGAACTTGAAAGTTTTCGTCGTTCAGGAAGAGTTCAAAATTCTAATTTTCAAATTTCTATTCAAAAGATAACAGCAGCTAATGGTATAGTAACAACCGTAACTCCTAATAATCCTGCGAATATTAACACTACTATTTTACCAATTCTTTACGGAGAAGTGACGTACAATGCAGCAGTTACAAAAACTGCTAAAGTTACTCCTAAAATAGATTCCACTGGAGCTATTCAACATATTACAATAGTTGAAGGAGGGCAAGGTTATACCAACGCTAATAATATCACAGGTATAAAATGGATCGCATTTAACGGTACCGTAGTGGAACACAATGATGCTACTAAATATAATTTTGCAGTAGAAACAACAACTGATAAATTCGGAATAGGAGGAGTATCTTTTCTAAACAAAGGAGAAAATTATGTGATACCTACTATAACTTTCAATGGTACTGGAACAGGTGCTAAAGCAGTAGTTAGTCGTTTAGATGAAAACAATGGTATACAAGAAATAGAATTAATAAGTGGAGGTACAGGATACAGTAACGCAACAACTGTTACAGTTAACGGTAATGGTTACGGAACTAATGCTACTCTGACAATGAATCAAGTTGGAGGAACTATAGTGTCAGTATATGCTACAGCATTTGGAAGTGGATATATTATGCCAATAATACAAATGAATGACGTAACCGGTTCAGGAGCCCATGTAGTAGTTTCTGAATTAAATGATAATGGAGGAATCGATACAGTTAAAGTTGTTTATAGAGGATTAAATTATAGTGTGAATCCTCAAATCAATGTCTATGGTAATCCAAATGCTACAGGAGGTTCTATTGGAGAAGAAAGATTAGATGGAAAAGTTAAAGATGGGGACAATATTAAATTTATACCTGAAAAAACTACGTTACCATACAGTGGAGAATATGTAAGATTCTACCATAAAGACGATAATTTTAATCAGATTTATGAAGAAACTAGGGAATGTCACGAAGACAGTCAATTTAGTAAATATTTATTGAGTGATGTTATTTACAATTCTGACTTAGCTAATGAAAGTTCAGGACATGATAATCCTTTTGCAGAATACCCATTAGTTAAAATAACAAAGAATGGAAACAATATTAAAGTTTTTATGACTGCAGATTATTACAATAGTACTTATTTTAAAAATTGGGGTAATTTTTCAAATGTTAGACATAATTACCCTATCCTTCTTTCTGATAGAAAAAATCCAGAAGTAGAAATTTCTGGAACTGTTAGAGGTTTTGATTTACCAGGATTAACGATAACATTAGACACAACAGCTTCAAGTACAAATGATTTTTATAATGGTTATAATCTTGAAGTTAAAGTCGGTACTAATTATTATAATCGTTTTATACTAGATTACAATGGAGCTACTAAAAAAGCTACTATAGAACAAGTTTTACCTAATAATCCTACAGTAGGTACAGATACTTATAAAATAATTGGAGTACCCCATTATAGAGGAATTGTACAAGCAGTTGATACAACTAATAAGACAATTACTTTACAAACTTATACTACCCAAATAGATTTTTACAATAATTTCGACATAATAATAGGAAATGAAAGAAAAAACATTACAGATTATAATCAAACTAATGGTAAAATAACACTTGCAACAAATTTTAATACTTCTATTGTAACTGGTACTACTGTTTATAGAATAGTAGAAAATGAAAGTGACAAATATGGAGATAGTGGTTTGTGGAAATTAATAAGTACAACTGCTGGAGATGAAAATATTGTAACAAGTAATGGGTATACTAACATAGCAGGTACTGTTACAACTGTAGGTGCAGATCAAACAGTTGGTTATAAAACTTTAGAATTTTCCCCTAGAGATGATAATTATACTGGTACAAAAGCAACTATTGATACAGATAGACAATTATTCTTAGCTATACTTAGAAAACCCAATGCTGATCCTTTGACGTACCCTCATACTTTCAATAAAAATGATATTTTCTTGAATAACAATTTAAAAGGTAAAGGATATAAAACTGGAGACCAATTTTTACTTTCTAATGCAAGTGGTACTGAAATTACAACTATCTCTATTACAGCTAATGCTACAGGTCAAATAACAGATTTGACAATTGTTAATGGAGATGAACATACAGCTGCTCCAAATATTTTACAATCTTCATGTGTGGGAAAACTTTATGTCCCACAAGGAGGTTCACAAACTAATTCTGGTCATTATATCGTAGGAAGGTATTATTGGAATTATAAACAAATGATGACATTTTCAAAAAGATATACATGGGTATTACAACTTGGACAGGGAAAGGATTACGATGTTATATCTCTCCCTGGTACCTACACTACAAGTGATTTACCTAATACAGAAAGAAATCAATATCCATTTATTTATCCTCAAGATCCTACTTATCAATGGTTTAATAGTACTGACACTCCTAGAGGTAATTTTTGGCAAAGAAAATTGCAATTTGCAGTACAAGACCCAGGTATACCACACTTAAGACCTGGAGCTATTATAAGATTAGGTGTTTCAGGTAATCCCCGTTTCGATTATCCATTAAAAGAAACAACACAACCTTCTCATGTAGTTTTCTTAGAAACTTTATACTATAGAATGATAGGTGAGAATAGAACTTCAAATTTAGAAGAAGAATTTATGATTGATGATTTTACAGGTGATTCTTTAGATACTTCTGAAGAATCTTATTATACTACAGGTGAAAGAATAGAAGAACAAAATTGGTATAATGGATTTAATAATACTTTTATTCAAAATGCAGTAGTAGAAAACGTAGTTATTGATACCGTTAAATACTATCCTCTTATTTATTACACCATTGACGTACATCCATTGGACTTCGATAATCGTTTTTGGTTTTATGAAGATTATACTATCACTAACAGTGAAACATGGAATTTAACAGTATATCCTCCATGGAATGATTTTGAACCTGGGGACAGAATAACACCTAATCTTTCACAAAATAAATTGATTTATAAAACACCTAAATTAAGTCTTACTGAAACTAATCTTTGGGTGGATTACATTTATTTAGATACTGAAGAAAGAAGAAGATTTACAGATAATACTCATGAATATTTAATAGAACAATTACAATTTAGAACAGGTATTTATGAAAAAATAACAACTGTTCCTAAAACTAGACAGTTTTTATTGAATGAATTAAGTTTTACAGTAAAAGAATTGGTATGGGCTTTTCAAGACCGTCAAAATTGTGCTTCACAAGGTCATTTTAAGAACGCATGGTTTAATTATGGGATTAATCAACAGTATAATTTAATAACAGCAGATTGTCCTCTTGGGACTAATGGTACTAAATGGGATGGAAATGATAATGGTTTCTTTAGTAATCAACCTCAAAATGAAATAATTATAAGTGGTCATAAAAGAATAAACCCTAGAAGATCTAGTTATTTTAGATATACACAACCACTCCAACATCATACAAGTGTACCAGAAAAACCTATTTATGTTTATAGTTTTGCCTTAAAACCAGAAGAATATCAACCTAGTGGTACCATGAATTTTTCAAGAGTACCTGATGCAAGATTGAAATTCTTTTTAAAAGGTCTTAAAACATTAGACTTGAGAAAGAATACTCCTGTTTATATATTGCTTTTCGCTAAAAATTATAATATATTTAAAATTGAAGACGGAAAAGGAGGAGTCTTATACGGTAATTAAATTATTTTAAAATATTGTTGACTATTAGAAATGGTAAAAGGTTCTACTATACATCTTATTTCTAAAGGTCAACAAGATTTATATTTAACTGGTGATCCTAAAATAACATTCTGGAAAAGTGTATACAGAAGACATACTCAATTTGCTATAGAAACTATAAGGAATAATTTTAATACAAAACCTGCTTTCGGTGAAACTATCGTGTCTGAAATAAAAAGATCAGGAGATTTGTTAAGTAAAATATATTTAGTTTTAACATTACCTACTTTAGTAACTAATGAAATATTCAAAGAAGACCAGAATTCTGCTTATCATCCTAATAATGCCACTGTTCTTCCTGGAGTTATGAGTTATACACAAGCAGCATGGACAGAACATGTAGGTAATGCTTTAGTAGAAGAAGTTAAATTAATAATAAATGATTCAGTTATAGACCATCAATATGGTGTTTGGTTCGATATATGGCAAGAATTAAGTAATAAGAAGTATCAAAAAGAAGCTTTGGATAAAATGTTAGGAACTCAAAAGAAAAGTGAATTACCATATAATGCTTCTAAAGAACAAATACTCTATATACCTCTACAATTCTGGTTCAACCGTAATATAGGACTAGCTCTTCCTTTAGTGGCTCTTACTTATGCTAGTGTTAAGGTTAGTATTAAAATAAGAAAACTCAAAGATTTAATATTAGCTGTATCAAAAAAAGAGTACGTCCCTGATAATTTAACTGAATGGCCTAACGATAATAGTACTCCAGAAACTGGGGTTTATAACTTATCACTAGCTATACTACGGGGTAAATATAAACAATTAAAAGTCAGTACACCTTTAGGAACTTACAAAGGTTCAGGTGACTCTGCTACAGTTAATCGTTTTACTTATACAATGACTCATCCTATACCAGGTATACCAGAATTAGCAACAGGTAGTATAATAAGATTAGGTATGACTAGTAATATTAATGATGATAATGATCCATTGACGTACGGAACAATACCTCCAGGAATAACCATCACAAATCAAGCCTTAGATAATAGATGGATTGTGATAGAAGTGAAGACTGATACAGAAACAAATGCGCCTTTGGTGACGTACACTTTAACGTTAGCCCGTTGGAGTTTTGCTAAAAATAATTATACAAATGCTAATTATACAATAACCACTGATAACGAATGGGATTTACAAATATGGCCTCCGATGATGTCACTAGTTCCAGGTGAAAGAATTAAACCTTTATTAAGTCAAAATAATTTATTATACACTGAACCTGACGTACAAATTAAGAATTGTCATTTAGCAGTTGATTATATTTTTCTTTCAAGAGAAGAAACTAGAAGATTTTCCAATAATACTCATGAATATCTCATTGAACAATTACAAATGAATAAAGTATCTTTTGGAAAATTAGAAACTAGGGAAATAGGAAAACAAATTTTATTAAATTTTAAGCATCCAGTTAAGGAATTAGTATGGATTTTACAAGATGAACAGAATATAGCAACGAGTGGATATTATCAAAATAATTGGTTTAATTATGGTTTCAATGATGGAGGTTTAGTTATTTCTACTGATTCTGTTTTGGGAACTAATGGAACTAAATGGGATGGTAAAAATCATGATTTTTTAAGTACGTCACAAGAAAGTGGAATTGTTATTAATACTCATGATCGTTTTCCAAGAAGAAGAAGAAATTACTTTAGATATACACAACCTCAACAACATCATACATGTGTATCAGAAAAATCTATTTATGTTTATAGTTTTGCTATAAGACCTGAAGAACATCAACCAAGTGGAACTCTTAATTTCTCGAGATTAAGTGACGTACGAGCAAAATTTTTTATGAGTAAAGTTTCTCCTATTGATTTAAGATTAGGAGCATTAATTAATATGACTATGTTTGCTACCAGTTATAATATATTTAAAATTGAAAAAGGTTTAGGTGGAATTCTTTATGAAAATTAATATTGTATAATACTAATGGAATTAGTTAAAGAACCTGTTAAAACTGGTGACATTTTATTATTTAATTATAATGATAGTTGGATTTCATGGCTTATAAAATATTTTACTGATAGTAATTATTCACATGTAGGAATGATAGTAGTTGACCCTCAATTTGCAGAAGTTCCTTTAAAAGGAGTTTATCTATGGGAATCAGGTAGAGGATATATACCCGACCCAGAAAATCATCGTTTGAAAACAGGAGTTCAATTAACTCCTATGAAACAAGTTTTTAAAACATTTGAAGGTAAAGGTAATGTTTATTTGAGAAGATTAAAAGACCCTAGTAAAATGATAACTGAAGAAAAATTAAAAATTGTTCATACAGCTGTACATAATAAACCATATGATATGGTTCCTTACGATTGGTTAGGAGGTATAATAGGATATGACCCAGAACCTCAAAAAAATGATAGATTTTGGTGTAGTGCTTTAGTTGGTTATATATACTCACATTTAGGTATAATACATCCCAGTATAGATTGGAGTATACTACGACCATGTGATTTCAGCCCAGAACACGAAAATCTAAGTTTTGTCAATCATTGTAACCTAGATGATGAAGTTATTCAATTAATTTAAGTGTACGTCAAAATTCTTAAACATTTTTTTTAAATGCTTAAGAGTTTTTACTGAAAAAAATTTATTTATTATAAGTAATGGATTTAGTCTTAACAATAATAATTGGACTG